ACTTGTTGTGATGAAGATACCAATCCACTACCATCTGTAATTTGTATTGAACCACTTACAGTACCACTTGGTAGTTGAGATACAAGAGAACCACTTAAAATACCACTACCATCTGTAATTTGAGTACTTCCACTTACTAAACCTTGTGGTAAACTTGTAATATCTGAAAAATCAACAGAACCACTCGATGTTAGATAAGATGAAGTTGCCGATGATAATCCATCTACTTGAGTTTGAATTGAACTCGTAAATGTATTTAGTGATGAAATATCTGTATGAGATAAATCTGAAATTTGAGATTCTGTAATTGTAATTTGAGAACTTCCACTAATTACACCACTTGGTAATAATTCAGTAACTTGTGCAGATGAACTTACAATACCACTATCGATTGAAGTTAGGTATGATGAAGTTGCTGCAGTTAAAGAATCTACTTCTGATTGAATTGAAGAAGTAAATGTGTTTAGATTAGAAATATCTGTATGTGATAAATCTGAAATTTGAGATTCAGTAATTTGTATCTGTGAAGAACCTGAAATAATTCCTTGTGGTAACTGTTCTGAACCACTAATTACACCACTTGGAAGTGAATCCACAACTTGAGTAGAACCACTAATTAAACCAACTGGTAATTGTGCAGAACCAGAAATAACACCACTTGGTAATTCTGCAACAACAGAACCACTAACTATACCAATAGAATCAATGTAAGATTGTACATCTGAATCAGTATAGTGAGTTAAATCAGAAATTTGAGATTCTGTAATCTGTACTTGGTCTGAACTCGAAATCAATCCTTGTGGTAATTGTTCTGAACCAGAAATCGTACCTTGAGGAATTTGTGTATGAGCCAAATCAGTAATTTGTGATGAAGTAATTTGTATCTGAGATGAACCAGAAACTACACCAGTTGGTAATGAATCTATTACTTGTTGAGAACCACTAATCGTTCCTTGTGGAATCTCTGTAATATAAGATGATGTTGCAGAAGTTAACGAATCTACTTCAGATTGAATAGATGAAGTATAACTTTCTAATGAAGTTATTGAAGATTGTAACGAGTTGTCTGCATTAGTGAATTGATTTATTAAATCACTTCTAACTCCAGCAAGTTCTGTTTGAATTGAAGAACTATAATCAGTAAAGGTTGAACCAGATATCAATCCTTGTGGTAGAGATTCTACATAAGAACCACTAACAACTCCAATTGAATCTATATAAGTTCTAACATCGGTATTTGTATAATGTGTAAGGTCAGAAATTTGAGATTCGGTAATGGTGATTTGAGTAGATGATGAAACCAATCCACTTGGTTTGTTTGTTACATCTGAAAAATCAACAGAACCACTCGATGTTAGATAAGATGAAGTTGCTGCTGTTAGAGAATCAACTTCACTTTGTATTGATGATGAGAAAGTGTTTAGTGATGAAATATCTGTTTTAGAACCACTAAGTATTCCACTTCCACCTAAAATTTGTACTGAAGAAGATATCAATCCGCTTGGAACATCTCCTAATTGTTCCCAAGAAGTACTACCTGTTGGGATTGTTATGGTGTTTCCACCTAATATTGTTAATTGGTCTCCATTAATTGATAGAGATTGTGCATCAGAACCAGTACCATCCAAAGTTGCATGAACTGTAATTACATTTGATGATGATGTAATAGTAATGTTGTTACCACCAACGAATGTAGGTGTATTATCTATTTGAGAATAGGTTATACCAGTAATTCCACTACCATCACCAACGAATGATGATGAGATAGCAGAAGCGGTAACTGAACCTAAGATTGAATTGGAACCTGTTACAACTAATGAACCACTAACGAGGAACTCACCAGTTACAACCGAGGCGGTTACAATACCTTCTATCTGTTTACTTTGAATTAATGTTGCCATTCTTATCTACTCACTATTTTTCCCTTCACCTCAAAATCATCAGTTGTGAAAAGAGATTGGTCTAATCCAACTGATTCGGTGAAATTAATTATAATATCACTACCATCATCTGTAACTGTATAGATATCTCCCTCAAGTTTTAATCCTTGAAGATAAACATCTATATAATCCGATAAACTATCAACTGCTACATCTTGAAATACAAACTTTTTGTTTGTAAGAGTAAGAGTTAATAATCCACCAACTAAAGTAACCGAATCTGGTGTATGAGTAGTAACAAATGTATCACTTATTACCTCAAGTACCAAATCTTTTATTCTTTTTTTATCATTAAAAGGTGTTATGATATTTGGTTTTACTTTGCTCATGTTGATACCACATCTCCTTCTAATTTAACGTTATCAGTAGAAGTTAAAGTGTATGGAAAGTTGGATTTTTTAAACTTTACCAACAAATCCTTACCACTTTGTTCGAAAATATAATCTTTTTCTAAAATATACTGACCATTTATAAATATATCAAAACGTGCGTGTTCCTTACGAAACTCACGAATTTTTAAATCTAAATCTCTCATTTTTGCATTAGGAACTTTCCAAATCCAATATGATGGGTGGTTTACACCAACCTCAGTTAGTTGAAATTCTTCAGGTGCATGAACTTGTAATAGTATTTTTTGTAAATCTTTTATCATAATTCAATAAACTTTCCTGTAATTCCAATTTCATCTGTTGATTCTATCTCATAACCCAATGTTGTTGCGGTTATTGCAGAACCAGTATCGAAATTAAACACAATTTCATTGTTAGCATAAGAACCTGTATATGAATATTTTGCTGGTGGTATATAAACCCCATTTACATATACTCTAAATCTATCATCTTCATTAAATGAACCAACTAATTCAGGTGGTAACTTTGGAAGTTCTACATTTGTTAGTTTTACTGAATCAGCATCTATGAATGTTCCTTCTTGTGAACCACGAACTGCCATAAAATCAATTATATCTGAATATTCGTTGTACATTTTTTGTTTTACTTGAGAATTCGTTCCATTTCCATCTCCACCAGTTAAATCCCATTCTAATCCCCAAACAACTTTCTTTGGAGAAAGAGATTTTTTGTGAGTTGGTTCATTATCGAACTTTTCTGGTAAAAGATATGCATTTACTGCCATTGTAAAAGTAGTACGAACAATTCTTTGAGAACCTTCTCCAACTTCTGTTGTATTATCGAAGTTATCGATACGAACTCTAAATTTAAATCCACTTTTATCTCCCCAATATTCATCTGTTGCGTATTGAAATGCTTCTACTATCTTATTCATATGTTCTGTAAAATCAGTCCATATCATTACTTCATAAGATACAGTTACATAATCAGGCATTACGATATCGTACTGTTCAACTGGTCTTGTGGTTCCAGTCATTGCAGAAAATCTATCGTATTTGTGTTTTTTTGAGAATTTCGTAACAGTTGGGTAAGAAAGGTGTCGATTCATCGAAGAAGCATAAGTATCATCTCGTGAAATCGAATTTCTTTTGAACATAATTAAAGGAATCTGTAATTGTCCTTTCTTATCTCTAAGATATCCATTCTTTTGTACCGAAGTCCATCGTTCTGGGTTACCATATAGGACAGGAACTTTAACTTTTTCTCTAAATACCTCTACTGATGGGACAACAGTATCTATCATGTGTTCAGCAATTGCTAAATCAACATCATAAAGGCGAACTCCTTTACCAAGTTCGTTTCCTTCTCGTTTAATCTGTTCCCCTCTGTTGTAGGGTGTTTTTCTAAGTGGGTCTACTGCCATTAGTAAGTCCTATCCTCTATTTGTACTTGACTTCTTCTTACCATAACTGCTTGACAAATTAAAGTACCTCTTGCATCTTCGAACGTAGAGTTTTCTTGGTCGTATATCTCAGGTTGTCCACCTATCAATGCATTTGCGGTAATATGTCCTACTTCATAGTAAGTTTCATCAAATAATATAACATCACCAATCTCTGGATAACCAACTGTGGTGTTCTGAATTGCTTCTGTTGGTACAAGAGTACCATTTATATCTCTAACCTTTGGTACAGAGTAAGATTCATCTCTCAATCTTTGGATATTGAATCTAAATTCTACTGTCTGAGTTTTATCTGCTCCAAATCCTTCATAAACAATGTTTTGTGGTTCTCTATCCACAATACACATTAGAGTAGAAGGTGCGTTCCAAACTTTACCAAGAGATTCACCATATAAATTGGTTTTAGTTTCACCCACAGATACCTTGAATAAAACAACTGCTTGTTCTACCACATAATCCACTATCTCCTCAGAAATAGTTTTGATGAAATCCAAATCTTTTGCGTTGAAAAACTTTGGCATTGTATTATCCTATATAAATGTTTAGAGGAACTTTCTGAATGATTGTTTGTTGTTGGTCAACCATTGCAGCTTCGTTCTCCATTCTTTGTTTTTTACTTACCTCATTGAGGTTTTCTCTCAATTGTTCTATTAAAGAATCTTTTTCTGTTTGTGCTTCCGCTCTTAAAGCTGCACCATCTAAAGAAACTTCCGAACCAGGAATTGGTACTGTATTGTATTTCTCTCTAATTGCACCTAACATCTCTTTTGCAAGTGCAAGTGTATATTTTCTAATCCATTGTTTACCAACATCGTTGATATTAGTGTATTCAGCGAAGTTATATCCAATATTTGAGTAATCAGATACTACATTATCTAATACAATGGTATTATTTTCTCTAAAATCTTTTTTAACTTGATATTCGAACCAAAGAGTGTAATCTGAAGTTGGTATTGGGAATATTTGAAGTTTATTATTTACAATATTAAAGGTATGTGCCGATTTTCTGAATTGGTCATTGAATTCTATCTGTTGAATTCTTAACATATCTTCGTAAATTGGCATTAAGATGAATTGTGCGGCTGGTGAGAATGAACCAAATCCAAATTCATCAATTAAATTAAGAGTTCCTTGTCCACTTACCGAATAAGGGTCAAAGAATCTATTGATTGCAGGAGTTGCTTCGTGATAAACCTTAGTTACATCAATTCTTTCACCACTTTCACTTACATCTGCCCAAAGAGTTTGCAAATCATAGTCTTGTGTACCTTTAGAAAGTTGAATACTTCCTTTTTTAATATCAGTTCGACCACCAACGTTTGCAAGAGTACCATACCCTTCGTTGATTGTGATTACATTGTTTAATTCAGAACCATTTACTGATTTGTGAGTATAATTTGAACCAGTTGGTTGTCCTTCAAGAGAACCGAGGTTGTTTCGTATGTTAAATTGATTAACTTGTGAAGAATACTCTGAAACTGCTTCTTCAAATATGGCAAAGAAGTTTTCTCCTTGTAGTTCTATATCAATGATTGGATATCCTAATCTTTTAGCACACCAAGAAGCAACTTTAGGTGCATCTGATTGAAATTGCGAATCAGTATCATAGATTCCAAATGGGGTAGATGAACCTGAAGTGAATGTTGTTGAACCTGTCCAAATTCTAGCTTGAGACATAAATTTCTCTCCTTTACTTATACAATTATACTACTATAAATATAAGTTAGTTAAAAAGGAGAGACTAAAGTAATATATTTGATTTTGAAAAAGTATCCATATACTCAGGTAAATACTTAGTAATATCTAAGTTTCTTTTTTTATCCAATGAATTTATAAATACTTTAAATGGACCCAGTCCATGAGTTTGTTTCTTTTGCAAATGAAAAATTATATTTTCAATGTGAGATTTATTCATTGTAGATTTTTCTAAATTTTTAATAATTTTATCCTTATGTTCGTTACTCAAATTGTTTATGGATAAAAACGCAGGATGTATTACAAAATTTATTCCAGGTGGATTTCCTTTTTTAAAATTATTTTCAAAATATTCATAGATGTTAACAACATTAAATATATTTAGTAAACTTATGGTAGGTATCAATGTATATGTTATATCATGTTTTTCTAATTTTCTAATTGATTTTTTTACACTTTCAAATGTTGTTGGAAATCTTGAATAATATAATCTATCATCAATATCATCTAAAGAAATAGTAACACCTACATGATGAAAGTGTTTCCATATTTTTATTAATTCATCAGGCACCATAGAACCATTTATATTATAGTCTAAAGTTATGTTTTTAGATTTACCAACATCTATTAACTTTTGTAAAAAACTATAATGTTCTTTTATAAGAGTAGGTTCACCTCCATTAAACCAAAGATGATTAACCGTTTCATAGTTATTTATTAGCTGAGAATACAAATCATCTCCACGATACCACTCTTTTTCTATTACATACCTATCATAATCCCCAACTACATTAAATTTAATTTTTTTTAATACATCTACATCTTCATTCCACTTTGAACTAGAATGTGGTTGGCATATTAAACATTTTGCATTACATATATTACCTAGGCGAAGTTCAACATTTAAAAGAGGTTGTTTTTCAATAAAATATCCTTTTGTAATTTGATTTACACCATGTTTTTTATTTTCTCGTTCTCTACGAGATTCAATTCCATTAGATTCTCTATCCCAACAAACATTACAAGATTTATGTTTTCTATTTTCTTTAAAACTTTTTTTTAATTCTAAAAAACTTTGACTATTTCTTATCTCATCTATTGTGTTACTGTTCAAATCTAATTTTTTACTATCATTTTTCGGTAATAAATGTGATTCACAACATGGAGTAACATCTCCATTAGGATGTGTTGCCAAATGAACAAAAGGTAAAATACAAAAATTATCAGACATTATTTTAAAAACTTTAATATAAATACATTATAATAAAAAAAGGGGACCGAAGTCCCCTTTTAAGTTATCATCACTAATGTAATGACCTATTAACTAAAATTTATTTAACGATTATACGTTAGCTAAATCTTTAACATAGATTTTACCATAGAATTCTGGTCTTACCATTTTCTTAGCGTATCTAGTCATTACACCTCTTCTTGGTGTAAAGTTAGTTGGGTCATATACTAGAGGTGTCATGATTAACGGTACATAAGGTGCGTAAACTGCTCCTGTTTCTAGGAAGTTAGAACCTTTAAATCCTAATAAGATTTCGTTAGAAGTCATATAAGGGTTTTTGTACACAGTATATCTGTTAGCAATCGCACCAACAGTAGTTACACCAGCTGCGAAAGATGAAGCATCTTTATCAGCAGAAACTGTAAATCCTGGGATTGATTCTAAGATAGTACATACATCAGGAGAAGCAACTACGAAGTTAGCTCCACCTCTAAGTGTCAATTGGTGAATCTTGTTAGAAACTTTGTTAAGTTTTGTACCAAGAGTCTGGAACCAAGAGTTTTTGTTATATGCAGCAGCAGCTCCACCATTAACCCATGCACCAGTTGCAGAGTTATACTCTTCACCTAAAGTTACTGACCAGTACTCAGTTGTTAAAGCGTTAGCTTTTAACATATCAAGGATTTCAAGGTCAATCTCTAGTGAGATGTACTCTGATAACATTGAAGTTAATTCAGCTTCAGCATCAATTGAGTGGTAAGCGTTAAGGTCTTGAGCAAGTTCAGGTGTCCATACAGCCTTTAGTTTTCTTGTCTTAGCAACAATTGCTTCAGACTTCAACTCAAGGTCAACTTCAGGAATACCTATATCAGTTGCAGGTTCTGTTGGGCTAGCATCTTCAAAATCACCTCTTGAAATATCAGATGGTTGTTTAGAGTAAGCAATAGAATCTACTGCAGCAACTGTAGCAGTTTGAGCTACGAAGAATACAAAGTTTTCACCAGATACTTTTGAGTGTGCTGGATAAAAATCAGATATACCAGCATCAGTAAGTACGAATGAACGTACAGCATCAGCATCAGCACCAGTTAGGCCTGATTGAGAAACGATAAGTTTTGCTAAAGTACCAGCTGCAACAGATGCAGATAATGCAGAATCAAATCCTACTTCATCCCATGAAGCAGAAGCTTGAGTTGCAACAGTTACGTTAGTAGCAGTTACATCATTTACAGTATATCCGAATCTACCTTCACCGTAAAGACCGTTTACAGCAGAATCAGTTGAACCTAAATCAGCACCAGTACCACCGAATAGTGATTTTCCGTTGTATGCTGGGTTACCCGCTTGTGCAGTTCCGTACTTAAAATCTAAATAGAAAATAAGTCCAGAAGGTAAGTTCATTGGTTGTACAGAAACGAATTCTTTAGAAGCAATCTCACCAAAGATTCTTCTTACTAATGGAAGGGCTACCCCACTCCACTCTTCACTACCAGCTGATGTTCCAGTCGCGGTAGCTTCATCAAGCAATTGTTTTGCTTGGTTTTCTAACAATACAGAAATCTGTGATTGTTCTCTTTCTTTTAAACCTTCAAGAAGTCCAGTTTGTTCCCATTTTGCTTTCAACTCGCGAGTTTCAGCCAACATTACTTGTTGTGGGTTCTTTCCTTCTGTAAGTTTAGATAAATCAAAATTTGCCATTTTTTATCTCTCCTTAAAATTTTGTTAAAATTATTTAATGTTTGCTAATTTCTTAAATCTTTCAGCGATTTCGTTAGTTGATTCATTGATTACTTCCTTTGTAGGAGCAGTTGAAGCAACAGGCTTAGATGCGAATGATTCGTTAATTTTAGCAGTTTGTTTTTGTTTTTTCGTAGTTCCAGTAAACTTGAATGATTCAGCTAATGTACTGAATACCAATTTTACTTCTCTTACGTTACCAGTTCTGTCTAGTGTCTCAACAACTTTCATTTTTTGTTCGTTAGTTAAGTCATAAGAACGGAATAGTTTGTTAGTGTAAAGAAGTTTTGCGTTTAAAAGATTAACTTCGTTGATAGTAGATTTAAGTTCCTTGATAGTAGACATTGCTTCTTCCAATTCTGCTTTAGCTTCTTCCAACTCGTTGTTTTCTTCTACGGTTTCTTCTTCATCTTCACCTTCAGATACTTCGTCCTCTTCCTCTTCACCATATCCCATTTCTCTTAGGATTTCGTTAAGGTCGATTTCTTCATCCAAATCTTCTTCAGATTCACCTTCGTGATTAGATTCTTCAACCTCTTCACCAGCTTCTTCTTCTTCAGATTCTTCATGCATATCATCTTCGTGAGCTTCTACTTCATCAGATGCGATATCAGCAACTTGTTCTTCTTCTTCGTCATCGAGTTCTTCTTCAAGTTCTCTGATGATAGCTTCTAAATCAAGTTCATCTTCGTCTGATTCTTCTTCTTCGTGATAAGTTTCTTCAACTTCTTCACCTTCTTCACCTTCAGTTTCTTCTTCAGAGATTTCAGCAGGTACTGAATCAACTGATTCTACACCTTCTTCTTCTGTGATTTCTTCACCTTCGGTTACTTCTTCTTCTGATTCAGAAACAGCTGCTTTTTCAGTATTGTCATCTTCTGACCCTACTTCTGCAGTTTCTACGTCTGTATCAGGATTTCCTTGTGCTATATCTGATGATGAGTTAGCGTCATCTGCTGGTTGTTTGTTATCACCATCGATTTTAGATGAATCAGCATCAGAAGTATCTTCTGCTCCATACTCTTCGTTTACATCATCTTCTTTTTCTTCACCTTCTTCCATTTCTTGTTGAAGTTTCTGAGAAAGAATAGATTGTAATCTTGGAGTAAATGCTTCTTCAAGTGCAATCTTGGCGTTAGCAATAGCAGTTTCTCTAACAGCTTTAGCATCAGCGATAGCCTCTTTCAATAATTTTGAATTAGACATTGTTAATTACCTTTCGTTAATAATTCGTGAAAATATTAAGGGATTTTCAATATTGGGTTATAATAACGTCGGTCGTTGTGTTCATCCTACATATAAAGTGGATATTCATAAACCAACAAGTGAACCCACATAGAGGTGGGTTATTTCTATATAAATATTACCTATTTAATTTTAAACCATAGTTTTCTATGGTTTTTTCTTGATTATCTTTCTTTTGAGAACGATTTGGTGGGGTTTTTTTCTTTTTAGTATAAAATCTTAGAGTAGTATCACCATCAGCAATTTTACCAAGTATGGTTTCTTTTTGTTGTTCTCTAATTGCCTGTTGTTTTGCTTTCCTACGAATGGTTTTGGGTTTTGTGTAGGTTTTTCTTTCTCGAAGTTCTAATAAATGACCAGAATCATTTACTTTTCTTTTATATTTTTTAAGTGCTCTGTTAATATCTCCCTTGATAACTTTAACGGCAACTAATGAAACTTTTTTACTCATTCTCCTTTATTTAGTGTAACTATAAATATATATAAATTTATTTTTAAGAACCTTTACCAGTTCCTGATTTTCTTCCCTTAGTGTGGGTTGATACGTTTATTGGTTTTTTACCTTGACCTGGTGATTTTACACCACCCCTACCAGCCTTGTTTTGTGCTGCTCTTTTTCTACGAGTTGCAGATTCTTTTTCTTTCTTACTCATAGTTTTTGCTTTTGCAGCTGGAACACATTTAGCGTATCCTTTTTTATCACCACTTGTTCCACAAGGTGGATGTTTTCCACTTTTATCTTTTTTACCAATGTTTACCCATTTAGATTTGAACCAATTACGCAAATCTTCGTTAACAATGTTTCCACAATGGATACAAGTGTTTTCTTCTATGATTTCTGTAAATAGTTCTTGGAGTTTCATTATTTTCTCAATACTTTAAATGCCATTGATTGCATACCCAATAAACCACCTTTTACAAATTTATCTTTATTTGATTGGTTGATTGCATCATATACTTGTGTAATTGCTGATGCTGAGTAAGAATCTACTTTCATTCTTTTACCAGTCTTTGGGTCTTTTAAAGTTTTATACCCATTCTTTACCACATCTCTAAGTTGAGTTATGATTAGGGGTTCTTTTCCTTCGTTAAGAATATCTAGTAGTTTCATATTACTTACTTAATAAAAATAGAGCCTCTTGTGCATCAGCAGGGTTTTTAATCTTTGGGTCTTTATACATATCAACACCATACCCACGAAGTGCATTAGAAATGAATAACATAGTTTTAGGATGACCTAATTTATCTTCCATTTGTTGTAACATATCGTAGAACTTCATTTCGTTCCCTTTATTCATTTTCTCTGCTTGTTTATACTCATCTTTGTGTTTGTTGATATATGATGCAGTTGATGTTTTGTATCCAAATTTAGCTTCGTTTACTGATTCACCTAATTTGAATTTTGAGATAATCATTTTTTGTATTTTATTACCAGGGTTACCTGCAATTGCAGATACAAATTCCATTCGTTGTTTTAATCCACCCTTTTTAACGTATTGAAAAAGTTTCTTTCCATCCAATTCGTTTTTTGTAATAAAATCTTGAACTGCAGAACCACGAGTACCAGTAAATCCAGCAATTCCCATTGCTTCTTTACCTGCTGATTCGTTTACATCAACACCCTTTACATTCTTCATTGATTGTTTATCAAGAATCATTGTGTTGTGATTATTTCCTAAACTCTTAGCAAATTTTTCAGCATCTTTTCTATCTTTATATCCAGCTGCTGCAGGTTTACCAAAGACACCTTTCTTTTGGTAAAGAACATAGAACATATTAGAATTTCTATCTTCGTTTACTGATTCATTTGTTAGTTTATATCCTTGTTTTACAAGTGAACCAACAAAATCACTTAAATCTTTTTTGTTTTTGAAGATTTTGATATCAAAGAAATCACTACCATCTTTGTGTTTCTTTTTTCCATCGTGGTAAGAGATAGTGTATTTTGCTTTACCAATACCATCTTGTCTTTTGAATCTTTTTTTACCTTCTCTCATATTACCATCGTAGTTCATTGCCCAATCATCAAATCCATCTAACATCTTTGAAATCTGTCTTTCATCAGGTGAACCATATGGATTGTAATCAAATTTATCTTTCATTTGAGAAAGTTCTTTTTGTCCAAAGTTTTCGTATCCACCTTTTTGTTTCCACTTTCTCATTAGTCCTTTTTTAACTTTTGAAATTGCTGAACGAACTTGTGATGGTTTCATTGCTTCGTTTACTGATTCACCATTCATATTCACATTATCCCAAACTCTACCACCTTGTTTAAGGTAATCACTAAAACCACCTTTGGTATTTTTATTCACCATACCACCACCAAATGAAACAACAGAAGTTTTACCATCTTGTGTTTTTACTTTAGCAGCATCTTTAATATCTGAGTATAGTGAAATAAACTCAAATGGTTTATTGTTAAAAACAAACTTTTCACCTTTTTTAAGTTGAGTTAACTTTTTTGGTTTTAGTTTTGCTTCGTTTACTGATAATACATCAACAGATTCTTTAATTCCTCTTTTGGTAACGTTATTAATCCAACCTTTTTGGATAAACCAATCCATAGTGTCCTCGAAACTTCTTCTTTGTTTCTTAGCCCACATATTGAAATCAACTTTCCAGTTGAATTGTTTTTGGTTCTTTACGATTGCTTTGATTACTCGTTCTTTGTTGGTATCACCTTTGGATACATCTTTGAAAGAAAGTTTCTTCCAAGTTTTGTAATCTACAAATTCAACAGCATCATCGGTTTTGTAATAACCGAAGAACAGTTTACCTTTACCATCTGAAAAAATTGTTTTACCTACTACTGATGCCATATCTACTCCTTAGCAGTCTCTCCAACCACCACCTTTTGATTTGTAATTTTTTGCTGCCCAACCATTAGCGTATGCAGATGGATAAACATCAAATTTAGATTTAGCAGCTGCTTTAGATGCTGCCCATTTACCTTTATCAGTTGGACAACTCTTTTCCATAAGTTTTTCTACTTTCTGACCAAACTCATAAAGTTTCATTTCTTCTTCGTTTAAATCAGATTCTTTTAATGTAGTTACAATGTTTCCACTTTCTGTTCTTTTGGAAATCATTACTGGTTGTTCTGTGATTGTTTCTTCGTTTACTGAATCAGAACATCCTCCACCACATCCACAACCACAATCTTCTTTAGATTCACGAATACCTAATCTTTGTTTCATTTGGTCCTCTGTGATTTCTCCTATCTTGTAGTATCTTGAAAGGATATGTCCCATATCTTCGTACAATCCTGCCATTCTTTGGTCAAGTGAACGAGCTTCAAGAGCAACTTTATCGAATTGAGAACCCAACTTTTCCAATTCACTCATGTTTCTCTTAACTGTGTGTTTATCGAACCAATCATCTCCTTCTTTGATTGCAAGAGTACGAGCGGCTTCGGTAATACCACCAAGAGTTTCTGCTACTTTGATAATATCAGATTTTCTATCCATCGATTCTTGGTACTTGTTGTAAGTAGAAACGATTTCAAGGAAGTGTTTCTTTACCTCTAAAGATAAAGGTCTTTCTTCATTTTCTTTCATGAGTTGGGTTAATTTCATTGTTCTCTCCTTTATATCTCTGAATTACTTTAATTTACCTTTTTTGGCATCTCTTTGTAGTTCTTCAAGAGCATTTATTTGGTCTTGTATTGCTTGTTCTAAACTTACAGTTCTATATTTAGCTTGTTTTCTAACAGCTAACATTGCAATTCTTTTTTCTTCGGTAGAAGGTCCTTCATTGAGTGTTTCTTCTGGTAATAAGTTTCCTATTTTTAATCTTCCTTCGTTACGAGATGAATTTGCATCTTTGAAAGATTTTAATATTGTGTTTGCCAATTTATGCGAACCATTCATTTTCAAATCGAATACCAAACCTTCGATTGCAGTAGCACCAGCCCATCCAGCTTCTTGAGATGATTTAACTCCCAATTCATATGCATCATCATCAACATCATCTGCATATTGAGAATAGTACTTATCTCTAATTGCTTTTATTTTTTCATCATAATCTTTATCATCAAAGGATGGATACTCTGGCTTCTCTCTTAACTCTGGCTTACCTTCTAAATCTGCAACCAACCATCTTGCTTCAGTATGGAAGTTAGCATCAGTTAGGGCTTCATATGCTGCTTGAGCCATTTTCTTTTCGTATTCTTCTTTACCTAATTTCTTTGGTGAGATTCCAGCTTTCTGAGCTGCTTTACGAATTGCCTTGTTAACTTCGGGGTTTGCTTGACCAGTTCCTTCTACTGAATTAGGAGTTGATAAATCTTCACCATCATCTTTCTTAGGTTCATCTTTTTTAGGTTCTGCTTTATCTTTTTTGAAGATATTAACCTTAGGCTTTTCTTCTCCGGCAGAGGAATCACCTCCCTTCGCTGCCGCTGCGTGTGATGACATTGGTGTGAATTTACCATTATCATCTTTTTGATAGGTTACTGCTTGAGGGTCTTTTTCTTTACCCTTTTCTTTATATTTACCATATCCAATGTGAACATACTCTGCCTCATTGATTGGTTTTAACGTTACTAATCCACCTAATTTAATCATAATCCTATCCTATTTAAAATTATTTACTTACACTAGATATACCACCAATAGATGGAGAAAGACCACCAGATGTTGTTGGTTTTGTTACACCACCTTTATTTAGAGGTTTATCTTGTACTGGTTGTGTTTGCTTGGTTGGGTTTACTCCGCCTAATTCTGCCATAATTACTCCTATTTTATAATTCTTTAGTTTCAGTTTTGTGTGTGTAAAGGTCTAACTTCCCATCTTCATTTAGTTTTACATCATAATTCGTTTTACGAATATCATTGTAACCTTTATAGGGGTTATCACCAACCTCTTTGGTAACAGTTCCTAACTTAATTTTATTTTTAGACATATAGTCTTGAATACTAAATCCCATAACTTTTAATTTAATTCTGTTATAATTTCTCTCATCATATCTTGAGCTTTACAGTAATCTCCACAAACAACTGCTTGTTCTTGTAATTGTTTGTTTACTGATTCGTTCATTGGAGTCATAAATGCTCCATGTGTTGATGGGTTAGAAACAAAATCCCAACCTATTAACTCAAAATCTTCTCCTACTTGTACTTTACCGCCTGATAGAGGTTCTACCGAACCCATACCACGAGATGATATACCAAGAAGGATTCCTGCTTTTAATAATTCTTTTAAGATGTTTCCACTTGGTGTAGGTAGAATTTCAACTGTTCCTACTAAATCATCACCATCCCAATGGATTTCTCTTACATTGTGTGAAACATTCTTTAAGTTAATTACTGAAGAATCTGGATGGTCTAATTCACCAAGAGCACGTCTTTCTTTGATAAGAGTTTCGTACTTTTGAGCTTCTCTTTCAAGAATATCCTTTGGATAGATTCTCCCATTTTGATTTTCTGCACCAGCTCTTTGTAAAATACCCTTAACGATAGTTCTTCCACTATCATCTTCGTTTACTCTACCTTCGAATAATCTGGTTTCTATTAGTAAGTTATTCATTATGCTCCCCACATTTTACGTTTCTTAAATAAATCAAAGAAAATTGCAGATACTTCTTGACGTATTAATTCACGAATGAGTTTTTCATCATCATTCGTGATTTCTTCGTTTACAAATCCCCACTTGGTGTGTTGGATTTCTTCGTCAATTATTTCTAACAATCTTCGTTTTGTCATTTATTTTTTTTCTTTTTTCTCAATTGCCTTTTGAAGTGCTGGTGGTAGTTTTTTCTGAGCTGCGGTCAACTCTTCTGCCACTTGTTCTTTTTTTTCTCCTCTACCTTTCCAAGTAGCATCGATTTTATTAAAGAATGCCTTCTTTTCTTCATCAGACATTTGTGGAATTGATTTTCCAGCTTTTTCTAATGCTTTTTTGAAGAATGCTTGATATTCGGTTTCTTCAACCATCACTTCTCTAACGATTTCTTTTAATCTGTCTCTTGATATTTTCATTTTTCGATTTCCTTTATAGTTTTAGCGATGTTAATCAACCTCTCCTTTATCTTATAAATATGATTGTTTGTTCTTTTCCAATAGTTCTGAGAGTCCAACTCGTTCATGGTTTTTATTTTATTGTACCAAGAGAAAAACTTCTCTACTTCTCGTAATTGGTATTTTAATTCTTTTAAACCCATTGCCATCTTCTTGTGAGGATGCATGGTTTCATCGTTTTTTAATTCTAACCAACGATTTACTGGTCTTTTTACTTTAGCTTCATTTACTGATTCTTTTAAGTATTTTTTCCAATCTGAAAAATCAGGTGCCTGAGGAACTTCGATAAAATTAGTTTTATACCTTAACTTAGGTTGTTTACTTAAATCATATCCTAATCTAACAGCAACTTTCTTTTTTAAATCTACATAAAAAAGTGCACCATGATAATCAATTAAATACGCACCCTTTTTACCATCAATAAAACCAGGTATATTTTTTAATAATACACCAGGAGTTGTAAGTCCTAAACCAGAATGTCCTGCGATATATTTTACAGGTGTGTTTTTAGTAAGTTGAAAGTATTCATGTCCTCTTTTTGGAGATACTAATCCTTCTGCAAGAGTGTATCCTGCTTGAGTAGCAGTTTCTTTCTCTTTCTTCTTATCTTTTTTACGATTAGTACCGAAAGCAAAAGGAGTATTGTACCCAGCAACATTACCTGTTGTGGTAGCCTCCTCTAATTCTTGTTCTACTTCTTGAATTAGTTCATCGATAAATTCGTTAAGATAATTTTCCATTGACATTCTTTATTTCCTTTACTAACTCGTAAGACATCATTAAAGCTGAAACTTGTTCATCGGTAACTTTTTTACCGAGCTTTTGTTTTTTCAAAACATTAATAGTTTCACGCAATTTAATTTTTGTAATCTTATCTTTCATTCCTTTATACAAATCGTGTAATTCTGTAATAGTACTAATCAATTCTTTTTCAAAGTACTCACCGAATTTCGATGTATTGGTAATGTTGTTAATATACTCTCTTAATAATGATTTTTGTGCATCATTTAGATTTGTATATTTTTTGTTGAAAGTTTCTACAAGAATTTTGTAAGTGAGTAATCTTAAATCTTTTTCTTGTTTTTTGTAATCTTCAACAAGTCTATCCTCTTTTTGTTTAAGAGTTGGAGTTGAGTTGGAAATATGTTCAACGATAGTAATTTTAGAATCAAATATATCCTTTACATCAAGAATATCATTTTTCTTTCCTTCGAATAATTTATGAATAGAAGCTAGTATTTTGTAATTGGTAACAGGTGAAGATAAAAGATTGTTAATCTCGAAATTCTCTTTTAGAGATTTTACAAGGTTATACTTTTCTCTTTTTAGTTTTGAGTAATCGATTTTTGTGTGTGCTTCTAATATAGCATCAATAAATTTCTCAGCTTTAGTTTCTGAGTTATACTTTTCATTAATCAACAGATTAAACAAACGAAGTTCTTTGGCAAGTTCAGTTTTTCCACTAAAGAATTCTCTTACGATTTCTTTAGCATTTTCCTCTCCTCCATTTAAAACTTCAAGTGTAATCTGACGAGTTAATATTTCGAAAAGAAAACCCGTATTCTTGAATTTTGAATGTCTTACTTTTTTCATTTTAATAATTTCCAATTACAATATTATAAAATTACTCTATTATAAATATAAATTTATAAAAGATTAACTATTTTTACTCACTATCAAGGATATTAGATTCATCTAACATATCCTTAACTTCATGTAAATACTTACGTTTTGATGCAATACCATTGATAACTTTCAATGCTTTTTCTTCAGAAGTCCTAGAACGTTTTGAGGTTCTCTCTTTATCACCTAAAGGGTCTCTTCCATAAGGATGTTTATCCTTTTCGTAAGTTCCACCTTCTCTTGGTCTACCACCTTTATCTTTGATTTCTTGTTTGATATTTTCGATTTGTTCTTCAATATCATCCACATCATCTTCATCATCCATTGCAGGGTCATTACCCTCATCTTCAATAGAACGGAATCTGAATCTATCTTTAAGGTCATCTAACATCATTACTCGTTGTTCATCGGATTCACCTTCAGATAATTTAAAGATGTTTTGATATACCCAATCTTTAGATAACATATTAAGAGATTGGATATCTTGAGCCAATCTAATTTTTTCAGACCAAAGGTTAACTTTTTCTTGTTCATAAATCGTAGATGGATTTACAAGTTGTAGTGAAAAGTTGGTCATTTCGAAATCTTGAATACCTTGAGAATATAAGTGTACGATTGCTATTTTAGATAACTCTGATATAAGTGTTCTTTGAATTCTTTCAATTGTTCTTGCAAATCTTACATCTTCCGCTGCAAGTGTTGCTTTACCATTTACATTTTCTTCGTATCCCAAATATGCTTTTGGAATTTTAAGAGCTGCAAACATTTTATTCTTTAAGTAATCAATATCCTCGATTGTTGCGTACTCTAAACCAGCAAGGTTATCAATAGATGTACCACTATCACCACCACGAACAGGAAGATAAAAATCTTCTGTTAGGTTTTGCATATTGTACTTTAAGTTGTAATCACCACTATTCTTATCGATGAAAGGAACTTTCTTCATCTTGTTGATGATTCTCTGCATATAGTTATCCACTTCTGTTGGTGGGATATTACCAATATCAATTTTGAAAACTCTCTTTTCAGGTGCTCTCATGATTCTATGGATTAACATAGCATCTTCCATTAGAGATAATTGTTTCCACAATCTTCTACCATTCTCAATCATAGATTTACCATATGGTAACCAGTTAGTATCTGCTAACAACCTAAAATGAGCAATTTCAAAGTTTTCATATTGTTCTTTACCATTCGGGTCCTCAGTAATTTTAAACTTTACTGAATTTGGATTTGAAGGGTCGGTTCTTTCTAATCTTTCTGTATTGTAAACAGAATGAGGAGTAACATTTACGATACCTTTACCTTCAGCAATTTCTAAACCTAAGAAGAAATCTCCATACTTTACCAAGTTTCTTGTCCAAGGCCATAGGTTAAACTCTACATTAAGAATATCGTAGAATAAGTTTTCTAATAACTCT